AGTATAAACTTAACAGTGACAATAAACACAAACATCAAGCGAACGCTTGGTCGTGCGTATTCTCGACTGCTAAGCTCCTATTCGTCTCTTAATGCCATGCTCAAGGTAAAACTTGGGCGTCCGGCAGTGGTGCACATCCTCGGATGTGTGGCATTGCTGGGACGGAGAGTCAACCTTTCAGTTGTCAAAGTGGTAATCACTACGTTGGCCACCTATCATACGCTGTACAAACATGGAGGAATCAAGTACCTTGTGATCTATCTCAAGGCTTGCTCTTCTATGCTCCAGCAAGTGGTCGGTGGACAGCGACTACACGATCTGACGCCCTTCGGGGCCCGGGTCGGTCGAACGCATGGGGGGATCCCTTCAATCATTCCAGCCCTTCACCGGGCTCGTATTCGATCGCATTGTACTTGGACTATCCGCTTCTGGGCGACTCTATTCGGCTTATACCGAGTATTAGATTTCCCAGGAAAAGTTAAGATAGGTACAATAACGCAAGAATACGGTGGCGACCCTCTTATGACATACGAATTTAGTCAATTCGTGTTCAACCACTTTACCCACGTGTTGAAGAAACTATTCCATAAGGATGGAACAGTAACTGATGCACTGTGGAGTGAAGAGGGCGACGGTCCCATTGAGTTCTTGAAGGGACTCCGAGCCAAACCGTTCCTGATTTCTAAGTCTGGACCTGCGGTGCGAGGAGCGAATATTCCGGGCGGTGCCCAGAGTACGTCTCCTGCATCTATTCTGGCGTCAGCATTCACATGGTTACACAGTCCTCTCTACCCAATTTTGCAAAATTGGTGTAAAATGACGTCTAACCAGTGGGTGCTGAACCGGATAGAATCCTGGGCCAAAGAGTTGTGGGTTTGGGAAGATTCTCTTCCTTTATCCCCGGGCGGACCTAGTTGTCCGTTCGAAGCAACAAATTGGCTTGGGAAACTTGGGTTCAAACCGGAACCAGCCGGTAAGGTTCGGGTGTTTGCCATGGTTGACCCTTGGACACAATGGCTCTTTGACCGCCTTCATCGGGCGATCTTTGGGCTATTGGAGCGAATACCACAGGATGGGACATTCGATCAGGAGCGACCAATTCGTCATCTGTTTACCTGGAAAGATGCTAATGAGAAGAAATTCTCAAAACCAATTTCCTTGTATTCGTTTGACTTATCGGCTGCGACGGATCGTTTGCCTATCGTACTTCAAAAAGTACTACTGTCTCCCTTCTTAACAAGTTGGGGGGCAGAGTTGTGGGGTTGCCTTATGGTTGGTCGGAAGTATCACTGTCCCAAGACTATCAAGTTCGGGAACGGTCCTAAACAGACAGTTTCTGAGCTGGGATATGTCCAGTATGCTACCGGACAACCTATGGGTGCGCTCAGTTCTTGGGCGATGCTGGCATTTCTTCACCATGCAATCGTTCAGTGGTCCGCCTTTCGGGCGGGCGTGCTTACTCCTAATGAACCATGGTACGGGGGCTACGCCATCTTGGGAGATGACGTAGTCATAGCGCGTGACTGTGTTGCCAAGCAATACGCCGGAATTATGAAAGCGTTAGATGTCGGGATTGGGGACCACAAGTCCCTGATTTCAACATCAGGCACTGCATTGGAATTTGCGAAACGTACATTCCTTAACGGAGTGAACGTTTCAATGGTTCCTTTTGCAGAGTTTGTGGTAGGCCGGCTATCACTAGCTGGTCTACTGGAGCTGACGCGTAAATACTCATTATCGTTCGGACAGATGCTATCTGTCCTGGGATATGGGTATCGCGCGAAAGCTTCAGCATCAAAACGCCTCTTCAGCCTTCCGAAACGATTGCGTAACTACATAATTACGTTCTACGGTCCTGGGGGGCCTGGTTATAAAGGTCTAAAAGGTTGGTTACCTTTGAAATCGGTAACTTCCCTATATAAGACCTCCATGACTAGGGTTCAGGGTCTCTGTCGACTATTCTTCGAGAGTGAGGTAAAACTCATTCTTGAATACCTAGATTCTTATTCAGAGTTAATAGCTCTGGCTAAGAAGTTAGGGACGGTCTATAGAGATCGTGAACATTATGGCACGACTTCACGAGGACCTGATCGAACATCGCAACATCCAGGGATTGAAGCCACGACACCCAGTGACGTGGTGGATTCCTTGAATGAAACGGTGTATCGGGAGGCTTTCATGGATGTGGTCATAACCGCCCGGGACCTCCGAACCAAGCTAGAGGAAATCTTATTGCCTCAGGCAGCTCCGGAAACTAAGGAGATTGTTGAGGAGGTCTTCTGTCCACCCGAGGGGTATTGGCAGGAAGATGGTCAGTGGTATCGTCCGCAGACTTTAGAAGAGTATAATGCTCGTTTAGAGGCTGCTTACGAACCAGACCCAAAAGGCACGGTCATCACGGATGAAGGAGTCGTTCCACATCCTGATCTCGATCTCAGAGCCCTCTATTTAGAGCACCTTAAGGCAACTGTGTTGCCTGAATGGCATTCTGAATATGACAATGAGAAAGATTTCAAGGAGTGGGTCTCGGCTTCTGTCCGTAAGGGCCGTCTTTCCACACCTTCTGTCAAGCCCTCTGTCCCGTTCGTCCTGGCAACAGAGGTTCCTACCTCTGCTGCTGGAGTTCCAGTGGCCCCGCCAGTGGAATATCGAACTCGGACTGTACAGATTGCGAAACCGCTTTCTTCAGAACTACCGGGCTGCTCCCTTGACTGGGAGAGCCTTGAGAACTTGTGGACTCAGTTCCGAGAGATCGAAACTGAGTTCGCGGCGTTACCATTTCCACGTAACATCCAAACAAGGGTGTCGGAGGGTAAACCCCCGACGTCCGAGTCGAAGATGTTGAAGAGATGGTATCGATACTCTAGTACGTTTAGGGCAACTGTTGACCCAGTCAACAATGAGTAAACATCAAAGAGGCAGTGAGAGGGGACTCTTACTGTGCGGTATCTTGAGCTCGGCTCTGAAGCTGAGTGTTGGAATAGGAGTTGAAATAGACCACCTACCAGTACTTGGTGAAGTAGAATACCCAAATCGCCTACCTAACAGTAGGAAGAGACGCCGAATCGAGGTGATCCGACGTATCGTACCTGAGCTCGGCCCAGAAGACGAGTGACACGCTGTCATTCGATCGATGTAGGATAACCAAATCGCTCTGGTAAAGTTCCTTAAGCAAGAACCTGACAGAGAAGAGACGCCGAATGGGACCCTCCCTGTACGATACCTCGGATTTTTCCGCGAATACCGTAAGTCAAGCTTGAGATCGGCCTTGAAGCCGATCTGCGGAACAGGAGCTGAAATAGGCCACCTACCCAGATCGGTGAGGTAAGATAATCAAATCGCTATCTGAAAGGATAGAAGAGACGCCGAATCGTGTAATACGACTTGACATACTCTAATATTTACTCACAGGAAAGCGGTAAGTCCCACTGCCGCTCTAAGTGTGTGCGGGTCTACGATCGAAAGATTCTCGACCTTAGGTTGCTTCTCCTTCGCAAGGAGAGGTATTCTGATAGTGCTCACATGAGGAAGGAAACGAATCCTGTCTAATGTTGATGGTTTCTCCGTCAAATAGGGACCCAGAGGAATACATAACTCTGGAAAACCTATGAAACATTTTCGAAACGCATCTGAGCGTAGCAGGGGCCGGA